AAAGTTGTTATAATTTGGCACAAATGAGAATTTTGAGTATGTAATGTGATTGTTTTACTTGCGTGTAATACATAAACCCTTATAGCTAATCTATCAGTAATTGTTAATGATGTTTCAGGTACTGCAACCGCAGTTGTATATAAATCAATCGCAGTTCCATTAGTTATGTATTCAGGATTTGCTGAATTATCTGCTATTAAAGTAAAAGTACTACCATTATATTTATAAAGTTCTACATAAAAACTAGGTGAGCCTCCACCCGAAGATGCACTAAAATACATTTCAAAGTTCCAATTTCCTGCTGGGATAACTAATTGTGCAGGGTCGTTAGCATCGGTTATAAATTGACTTATATATCCATTAGCATTTATAGTAAAATCTACTCCTGTGCCTATTACGGCATTTTTACTCATTTCATAATAAGTGTTTCCTACAAATGTGCCTTGATTTGTTCCTCCGTTAAGATAATACGAAACCGAAGAACCGCCACCACCTCCTGTTGGAAAACTAGCTAAAGTACCATCTCCCCTGATATATTGTGAAGCGACACCTGCTCCTGTTACTGCAATCGTTCCATTTGCGGTTAAGGGGCTATTTGCGACACTAAAAGCACTCGGCATAGTCAAACCTATGGAAGTGATTAATGTAGGAAAGGTTGTCAAGTTTCCTGCTCCATTTACATACTGAAGATTAGTTCCGTTGAAATTGGCAGTTATTACCCCACTTGTCGTAATGGGAGAAGAGCCGATAGTTATTGCACCACCATTAGTGGATAAGCCAACAGAGGTTACGCTTCCTGTTGCACCACCTGACCTTTGCCATATTGATCCGCTATACACCGCAGAATCACCAACTATAAACGCTATAGGCCCTGCACCGAAGTTGGTTGTACCTGCCACATTACATAAGTAAACATCACCCTGGTTACCTGTGCCATTAGCAAGGGTTGGTGTGTTCGTAGCAGCGTTCCAAGTGCCCTTATACTCCATTACAGAGTTAGGTAGCTGAGATACTAATATCTTTCCGTTAGAGTCAAGCTTAGGCACACCATTAGCAACATCAAAGCCAAGTGAGCTTAATACCCCACTTGAACCGATAATCACATCTTGTAAATCCCTAACTTTCGCACCCCCAGTAATTTGTATCTGCTGACTCATTATATATCTAATTAATTATTTTACAATCATTCTGACAAACTCATCCACTTCTAGTGGTCTTGCCGTTGCAAAGGTAAGAACTCCTGTGGCAGTATTAAAGGTAACATTTTCACCTGTTGGTACACCACTTGTAGCTATTGCCCTAACCTCTACACCACCTCTTGTAACTGATATACAAGTAGTTCCTACTGCACCTGCAAAGGTTACACTTGTTTCGCCACCTGCTGCCGTATAAGAGAAACTATTCACGCTTGAAGTTGATATTGTAGAACCTCCGTCTATGACTTGAGTTCCTGTTATTGAATAAGCACCTGTACCTTGTAATTTAGCCGAATAAGATGAAGTATTCTCCATTGGGCCATTAATGTCTAAAGAAACTATGTTACAAGTTCCTGCTATAATAGAATACCCATAAGTATTACTTCCGTTGCCGTTATCGTTATCTATTGAGAATCTAACCTCTATTGTTTGCTTGTTTTGAAGCTTACTTAATAAAGACAAATAAGAGTAACCTGACAAGGCAATTAAGCCATCTACACTTACATCCCAATTTATTTGAGAACCTATGTACTCTTTATACGAGCCTGTTGCTAAAGTGGTAATCTCTACTTGATCTACAGAAGTGCTAAAAGTACAATTAGTTGAAGCCCCAAATGGAGTTCCTAGTGGTATAGTAGTAGTTACTTGAGCTGGGTTATTAGATTGTGTATAAATGGTAATTTGATTGGTAGTTGTACCTAGGTAAATAACCTTAACTAGAAGCCTATCTGTAGAAGCTATAATTGTTTCGGTAACTGTCATTGCCGTAGTATATAAGGTCTTTGTTAGGGCCGTTAAGGTCGTTGTTGCCGATGTAAATAATATGGTTGCAGTAGTGCCATTATATTTATATAGTTCATACTTAACTTGAGCTCCTGCAAACGCCGTAACAATAGAATAATAAGCACTAAAAGTCCAAGTTCCTGCTGGTATAGTGGTTATTCCAGGTTCTCCAGCATCTGTGATAAACGAAGCTATTGTTCCTGCACCTGTTTTAGTAAAGTTTGATGAAGTTTCTACTTTTTGAGTTCTGCTCATTTGTTTACACACAATGCCATCAAAGACACCTCCACCAAAATCTCCATTAAAGAAATAGATAGCGTTGCTATCATATTCGTATAAAACTATATTCGTACCATTAATCGCAGATGCCATTGTATAATTATTTTAATTTTAATATTTGAGGATTTTGAACAAAAGGATAACTAGTTCCATTAAAATTAATCTTATTTAATTTAGATCCCTGAACCGCCCCCTTTACATCCCATCTAAGGTATTTTAAAAGATAATTGTATATATAACCTCCTGTTCCTGTAAAGTCGTATTGAAACTTTTGATTAATCCAATATCCTTTTGATTTAAAATCTGCATTTAAAACATATTGTGTTTGTAATTCATCCATTGCTATATCTTGATAAACCAATTCAAACAAAGATGTGCTACCTGTTGTTCCTCTTCCAAAACTATTTAATATTGCTAATCCTTGAATATTAGTTAAAGTTCCAATATAATAAGATGTAGCAGCTGCACCAATATCATTATATGTTGAGTTATTTGGTATTGTTTGTTTTAATATCTGTTGCATGAAATAAGGGCCTTGCTCAAATTGTTCATTTCCGCTATTATAAGCAGTACTTTCAACTATTTCTGTTTGAATAGCATCATAATTAAAAACTTGCGTAGCTGAACCAAAAAGGTTAACTATAAAACTACTTGTAATAAAAGTAGGTAATGTTCCTGTTCCATCCCAATATGGTTCATATATATATATTTTTAATATTCCGTCATACGGTACAACTATTGTATTTTTCCATGTAGGAGAAACAGTACTAAAAAAAGATAATAATGTTGGTGTAGCACTCCATACTGCACTAGAGTTTAAATATTGTTGTGATATTGTTGTATCAGTAGGAATTAATTGAATTCTATATCTAGGTCTGCCATTAGCATAATTAGCATCATCCCATGCGATATTTAAGTAATCACCTGACTTTATATCAATAGGATCACTATATATAAAGTTTGTTAAAGAGGCTTCATTAATTACATATGATGTAAATTGTAAACCGCCATTACCATTATATTTATTAATAGTAGGAGTTCCAAATACTGTAAAAGCATCAGGAGTACTAAATGTCCAAGATTGAAAAAACCCATTTAACATTCCTGCTACATTATTAATAGGGCTAGTTATTTTTAAGGAGTTTTTGCCTCTATTTAATGTAACAGATAATGATTCTGAAACTTGTTTAAAGTTATTAGTGGCATCTACTGTTATTGTTGATGGATAAGAACCTGATACCGCAGTACCAGATGTTGATATATATGTATATACATAATAAGTATAAGTAGATTCTCTAGTTATTGAACCATAACTTTGAACCATCCAATGATTATCTTCTTGATATATTTCCCATCCATATAATCTACAAAGCATTTCTAATATCTCATAATGAGTATAGTACTCACCAGGTTGTTTGGCAAAAAAGTTATTTTTAATTGATATAAAATCAATGTTTGGAGTTGAAGCAGATGCAGTTTGATAATATTGATTAACCCATATATCTAATGTTAAATCAGTTTTTCTTAAACATTGACTAACATATTGTATGATTGTATTGCTACTTGTTGCTGTAAAACCTAATAAATTATCTACATTAAAATAATATTTGCTATTTTTTAACCTAGATAAACCATCTATAAAAACAAGAGATATTTCTTTTATTCCTAAAACATTAAAATTAACATTCTCAACAGGAGCATAAACACCACTCCATACTGTTTTTGTACTTGTGAAAGAACCTGAATAAGAACCTAATTCTAATGTTGTTTGAAAATCATCCTCATATGGACTAAAAAATTCTAAAACATTAAAATTTTCATCTATAATAGCATTTATTGTAGCTCTTGTTGATATCATTGGAGTATATGAATTACCCTCATTATCTATGGTTTCTATAACAATAGGTGTTATACCGCATTTTAAAGCGTATGTAGCACCTATATAGTCTTTCTTTAGTATCCTTAACCTATATGCAGATAACGCTTGTGACGGATCTTGAACATAAATGTCATTGAATACCATTTCGTATTTTACTCCGTATGCCATTTAGAATGTTGTATTATTGTTTCTTTGAGCCTTATTCATCAAAATTAGTAAATCATTTCCGCTTATTCTAGCTTCTAGTGTTCCACCACCGCCACCACCCATTAAGCCTTTAAGCTTATCTAATGGAGCAACTACCTCAGGGTTATTTCTAGCACCTGGGTATTCCCCCATTAATCCCATTGTAGGGCCACTAACTATACCACCATCTGCAAACTTAGAAACACCTTTTTCTTTTTTAGTTAATTTGGATTTTAAAAATGCTCCAGCGGCTACGGCAGCTATACCGACTCCTAATGCTACAGGCCATGTAAGAGGATCTGCAAATAAAGCGGTTGCTATACCGACTAAAGTTGCATATTCAATTAAAGATTTACCGACATTAATTAAAGCATCTGCTATTAATAATCCTAGTGAATTAAATATATCAACACTCTCGCCAGCAAATGCTTTACCCAAACTATCCGCAAGTAATGTAATCCCATTAGATATTAAATTATTAATAGAGCTATTTATGCTATTGGCAGTATCTTTCCAAGTTTGTTCTAAAAGGGCTATTTGTGATAAATTATTTTCTATGCCTTGGTCTACCCCAGATGTATCAATATTCTTATCAGCATTAAACTGACTTTCTTTTAATGCAAGTAATTCTTTATTAGCATCTTTTAATGATTGAATATTTGCTTTTCTATTATTTTTATTTAATTTTAAGTCAAACTTTGCTTTATTTTGGATGCTAGTTACATCATCATTTAGGAACTTTTGATTTATGCCCCTAATAGCATTAGCTAAATCGAATCTAGTATCAAGTTGTATTTTAGCTATTTTATCTGCATTATCTTTAGCGGTTTTAAATTCTTTATCATCATATTCTTTTGCAATATTCAACATATTTTGCCTATATGCAGCATAATATGTTTCAGAATTAGTATAACCAGCGGCTTTCATTTTTTCAAGACCAGTAGCTAATTCTAATCCTGCCTTATATTCTTTTTGTGCTCTTTCATCTAATGTATCAATAAAGGCTTGTGTTTCTGCATCGTTAGCGATTTTTTGTAATCTAGCTTTTTCTTCTGCTAATTGTTGAGGTGTTTTACCTTTTTTTCCGCCTTTGTCATCAAATGTTCCAAAATTAAGAAGCTTTTTAGCTTCTTTTGCTTGTTCTCTAAAAAGTTTCATAACCGCTTCGGCAGCTACGGCGGATTTACCAAAACCTTGAATAGCTTCTTGTTGATTTTGCTTACCTGATTCATATAGTTTTTTTGCAGTACCAGCAGCAGCTTCAGCTAAATTGCCAAACATATTAAATTGAACAGAAAAAAGCTTATCAATATTATTAACAAAATCTAATGGTTTTTTAAATGATGCAATTAGCATATTTGCAGATTCTTCCGCTACTTTAGAAGCAGCGGTATTTGCCATATTTAATTTAAATATATAATCAATGTATTTATCTCCTTGATTTATTAACGAATCTTGTACCTCTTTAAATGTTTTTAATTTACCTAAGGATTCTCCTATTGTATCATTATAATCCTTAACCGCCTTTCTTTCTAAGTCTTTTTTCCCAGCGGCCTCTGCTACTTGGTCATTTAATAACATTACTTGAGTCTTAACCTCTGTATAAGAATCTTTAGATTTATCTAAAATATCATTAAATGCTTTTTGTTGAACTTCTGCGGAACTTAAAGAATTACTAAATTTAATCATGCCATTATCCCATGCGGTAAAAAATGCAATAATAACAGAAGTAGCTAAATATATTGCTCCTGTCATTCCTGCAAAGCCACCTATAACCGCAGGTAAGTTATTTTGAATACCTCTAAATCCATAAGGTAAATCTTGAATAACTAATGCAAGATTTGTCCATTGCAAGTTATTTTTCTTTAATGATGTACTAGCCTGATCTAATCCTTTTGACATTTTTGGCAATGACATATTTGTCATATTGGATTGCGCATAAGCTTGAGCTTCCGCCATGGCTTTATTTTCAAGCCTATTAGTTATAATCTTATATTGATTATCTAAATCCTTAAATGCCCTTGTGTTTGCTTGTCCAGCTACAACTAAATCAGTCATTGCTTTTTTAACAACAACAAGCTTTTTTTCTAAAACACCAGCAGTTTCACCAAACTTTTTTGCAGCAAAATCTATCTTAGTAAAAGAATCCTCTACGCCATTGTTTATTTTCATAAACTCTGTAGATTGCTTTTGCAAGTCCTTTAATACACCTGCTGCAATAGACATATTTTTATTGTAATTGTCTATATTCGCTTTGAGGACTACACTAATTTGTTCTTCTGCCATTATATTATAGGTTTAACAATTTTATATTTTTCTAGAACCGCTTTTAATTCTTCTTCTGTCATTACTCTTTGCTTTACAAAGTTACGAGTATCGCAGTCTAATTCAATAAGCTCTTGCGGCTTAACTTTCTTACCCTTAGGTAGCTGAATATTTATTAGTAGTGTTGTCTGCCATCTAGTTCTAATCCACTTCTGTTCTTCCTCGTGTCTATACCCATACCAAACAAAATCTAATTCAGCCATCGTCATCTCCCAAAACAAATGGGGAAGCACTTTGCACTCCCCCATTGTATATCTTTCTATGTCAATCCACTCTAATTTTTTTTTACTCCATCTTTTTTAGTTGACTTTGTTGGCTTATCTTCTATGCCGCTATTCATACTTTCTGCAAGTGCTGCCATTACTTCTTGGAACTTATTGCCCCCCATTCCACCCATATCATCTATCCAATCACACACTTCCATTTCTGTAAAGTTTGGAGTAATGCCTTGTGAATATAATGGATATTCAGCAGCCGATTTCAGTAAGTTAACAATAGCATCAAGTGAATCTTTACCACTTAAAGCTTCTCCTATGTCAGAAGGCCCTATTCCTTGTAATTGACAGAATCTTTTAAGACTCCATGTACAAAAACGCATCGGTATCTTCTTTCCATCGGAAAGAGTTAGTTCAAATTGTCCTCTCATATGTTTGGTTTTTTTGGTTTGTTTTTACTATGCGTTAGTACCGATAGTTAATGCTCCTGTTCCTTTGAAAGAAACTGAGTAAGTAACTGGGTTCTCCATATCAGCGGTCATATTTACACTCTCAATAAATGCTGAACCTGAATAAATAGTATCACCTGTTACTGGAGTTACACCACCAACTGTATCATTATTTACTGTAGTAAATTTAACAGTAACCGCAGTTCTAGCGATTGCTAAATTAGATAATTCAGTTGTGCTTATGTAAGTAGCAACTGCACCAGGTACTACTGTAGCCAATCCATCAGTTGTTAAAGACCAAGACTTTTGTCCACCAATCTCATCAGCCCATCCTAAACTTTGTTTAGTAGAAGCATCAGGAGTATCGATAGCAATGCTTAAAGAACATGAAGTCGCAAATGCTATTACTTCAGTTCCAATTAGAACTACTAATGAAGTTCCGTTAAATACACTTGTTGTTGCCATTTTATTTTATTTTTCTTTTATGTTAATTGATTCACGAAATGATCCATTGTTATTACCCTTCTAAACACATATGCCTCATCCACATAGTCAAAGGTAGCAATATTACTAGAAACCTTACAAGTGACTATTTTAAAGTCGGGTGCGGTATTAGGATAACTTGGTGGTCTAACACCTACTATACCTAATAACTCATTTGCATAAGTATCAACAGTTTTCTGCCCTACTTCTCCTGCTTTAAAAGTCCTATATACTATGTCAAATTGGATAGTAACATCAAAACCATAGCTTTGTTTATTACTATTATCCACTTGTGTCTGACTACTGATAATTAAAAAAGGTGGTTCTACTGTGTCAGGTGCTATGGTATCATAAGCAGCTAATGAGTAGGAAGCCGAGATAAACTTATCGTAATAAGCTTTCCTTAATGTATATCCGCAGTCCTTCATTTTGGTACAAATTTAATGAAATATATTTATATCTTAGTTGATACATTTTTTATACCATTTACCATAGATTGGTAATGTTCTGCAAATGCACTAAATAAGAATGGCCTATGTGGAAGGTTTACTTTTCTTTTTGGAGTTGGCTTTTTAAATGTTAACGCATATGCCTCAAGGCTATCCATTTTAACACCAGGATATAAAGATGCTTGAAATTTAGTTCCTGTTCCAAACTCTACATAAGGAGCATATATAACATTCTTATTACCAGCACTTACAAATCCACCTGTATTAAAATTAAAAGACCTATGTGTAATACTATTCTTTAACCTTTTTGTCTTGCCTACTGGGGCATCTCTTTTAGCTGAATCTTGTATTTTTTGAATAGTATCATCCATCACCTTTTTAACATTGACTGATACAACTTCAGGGGCTCTTCTTAATTTCTTTTCTAAAGAATCTAAGCCTACAAAATCTACACTTAATCCTGCCATTATTTTAGCGTTGAACAACCTATTAAATAATATTGATTCAAGTCGGCTTCATTAATAATAGAGTTAATCATATAAGTCCTTGACTTCCAAGTTATTACAAGAGCATTAGTAAATGTCTTGCCTGTTGTATATCTAATCCTAAATGTAACTCCATCATTAAGACTATCTCTACCTGTTATATTAGTCCTACTATTGGTATTATTGACCAATTCAGCCCAACAAACATAGTATGATACCAAAGTATTCACAAAGCCTCCTGCACTATCAGAAACGCTTGTTTTAGTATTAAATGTAATCCTATTTCTTAATTGTCCTATCATTAGAAGATAATACTTACCCTTTTGTAAGGTTTCATTAATTCGTAAGCCGTTGTTAAATTAGCTGAAGGCTTAGAGCTTTCAACACTTGATTCTCTGTATTCGTACAAATCACCTACCATCTTCAACAAAGCCGTTTTCATAGACTCTGGAGTAGTTGCATATCCACAAGTATAAGTAAATCTAAAATCACTCATAAGAGGTGAATTAAAATAAACTTTTTTGTAGGTATCACCTATAACTCTATAATCACCAAGTACCATTGCTACCCATGCAGCACCATCCCAATACTCTACTAATGAAATAGTGTTAATAGGGGCATAAGGAAGCTCTATAAACTCATCTACATAAGCTACCACCTTTAGGGTTCTAGCAGTCATAGCAACTGAAGCATACTGTTCTAATCTAATCCTAGCGGTTTCTATAAGGTTAGTAATCAAAGTATCATCTTCGCTATAATCTACTCTTAAATAATCCTTTGCGGTCTGTAAGGTAACGATTGTTGCCGAAGGGGCTACTGTAGTCGTTACATCTCTTAGTATCTGCATTATGCTAATTTTTACAAAAATAACTAAAATTTAGTGTAAACAAAAAGGGATAGCTTTTTAGGCTATCCCTTGTATTGTAAGTTGACAATTAAGTCATATTACCTAAGCTACATTTCCGAAGTCACCATAAATAAACGCACCTGCGTAATAGATAGGGAATGCAATACGAGCTTCAACTCTTACAGTAATCATGTTCTTTGTAAAGTTATCACCATCCATTTCAGAGAATTGAACAGAGATACCTTGATTTTGCATGATTTGAGCACCCATAGACCAGTCACCTACTAAGAACTTATCTACTGCGATTGCAGTTGATTTATAAAGAGGGATACCAGCGATAGATACACTACCATCAGTTGTAACAACTGTAGAAGCAGGTAAAGAGTAAGCAGAGTTAGTGTTCTTAGTATTCATGATAGCAGCCCAATCAGTTGGGTTAACTAAAATACCTGTTGCAGAATAGTCAGAAGTTTCTAACTGAGAAATAGCTTGAACTAATTGCTCAACATCAACAGTAGCAGCACCAGTTGCAGCAGTAGCTACACCAGTAATACCTTGTAAGTTAGGAGCAGTACCATTACCACTTAATAATTGAGCATCTTCAGCAACTAAATACTTCTCTAACAAACGAGATTGTAAGAAAGAAGTCATAGCAGGTATATCATCTAACATTTGGCGAGAGATACGAACATAACCAGCGATGTACTGAGCTGCTGCATCTTTCATTGTAATATCAAAATCAACTTGAGCTTTAGAACTTCCTTGAGTTTGAGCTGCTGGAGCACCTTCTCCACCACTTTCATAAGGGAAAGTAAATAAACCTTGGTTAATTGTTCCGATTGGTAACAAACTTCTTAAATGCACTTTACGAGCAGGTAAAGCATAAACTTGATTAGCATACTGACGAGTGATGTCACCTGTAAGACTAAGTGCTTCTGTCATATTACCAACTGCTTTTGTATCCAAGATAAAGCTTGAACGCTTTTGTTCACCACGAGCTAATTTTGCTAAGCTATCACCATTTTGTTCGATAGCGTCTGCAAGAGTTACATTAAACCCTTTTACTTCTGTTTGATTCATTTTAACACGATTTTGTTTTGCTTCCAATTTTTCGATTTCATCCTTAACAACTGTAATTGAAGCTTTAGTAGCTTCTAATTCAGCCTTAACGCTTTCTAATGCACTAGCATTATCAGCCTTTGCACTTTCGATTGCTCCGTTTACTTCGGATTTAATGCCTTCGAATGCACTTTTAATTTCTTCTACCATTAGTTAAAAATTTTAAATGATTGTAAATATTTGTTTACCTCTATTTCAACGGAAATCATCGGATCAGCTTCCTCGGTTGGCAATGCTTCTTCAGCGGTTGGCTCAGGAGTGATTGAAGGTTCATCTTCCATCTCAGATAGATATTGTTGTAATTGCTTGAGTTTAAGTTCTAACAACTCAAAAGTTTCATCAGTAAAGTGTCCGTTTCTCAATGACTTAATGGTTTTACCCATCTCATCAACTAGAGTTGACTTAATCTGACTTTTAACTCCTACTGTTGGTGTATTTGCGTTTGCACCCCACAATACTGAACTTCCCTCAAACAATTTTATTTCATTGATTTCATTATACCCTGATTTCTGTTGTGACTTAATAGTCTGAAATCCGATACTATGTTCTGTGATATGACCATCTTTATATAACTCATACAAGTCATTACCTAAAGTTGTATTAGGTATCTTAACACTTGCTCTTAAACCATAAGTATCTTCCATCATCTCATATGGCTTAGCAATAGGCTTGTCTGTAGAATGATTCATTAGATGCCAAATTCTATTTTTGGCTTGTGGGCCATTTTCTTTTAGTGTTTTAGTAAATGCTCCTGGTGTGATTATATCACCATCGGAATCTACATTACCAAAAGCAGAGTAGTACATAGTAATAACTCTACTTCCATCCTCCATATCTATTGGAGAACCTTCAATCGACTTCTTGTTATAAAAATTACTCATATTTATTTGTTTAAGCGACATACACCGTGCAGCATCGGCAGTTGCAGTTATTCGCTGCTCCACCACTTGCATCATGTGCATATTGCATTTCAATTACACCGTAGTTAGGAGTGTTTACCATGAATGGTTGATTCACAGGTATCCTTACTCCACCATCATCAGGGTTCGTTTGTCTGTCTAATGCTAGATGCCAAGTTCTTGGACTACCAACATATTCAGCGTGAACCCATTGTTTTAGCAAAGGTATATTAATTCCTTGTGTTGCCCCAATCGCACCTGTGCTTAAAGCTTGATGAGATTCTGTTCTTGCTATTAATAAACTCCTTGAAACATTTATCTTCCCTTCTCTAAGAAGCTGAATAGCCATTGCGTTTGTTTCGTTTGTAGAAAGGTTATTAGCCCTTCCATAAGCAATCGCATTATTCAATATTTTAGCTATCTCATTATCCGTTGTGTTTTGTATGCCGTACATTTTTGGGCCACTAATTGAAACCCAGTACGACAACATAAACGCTAACCATTCATCCATTATGTTTAACGGATCAAGGTCAAAATCTTCTGCTTTCTTATACTTGTCAAATATCTTCTGATACCTCATAGCAGTATAACCGCCAGTACCTTCGTACAAAGTTCGTAAAATATTGCTAATCTTATCTTGATTAAAAAATGTCTTGTTATAGTTAGCTAGTTGGAATACACCCATTTCTTTTACCAACTCCGCAGCTTTGTTAAAATCACTTTGTAAGGCCTTTTCTATTTTGGGCCTAAACTCCGTGATGGACTTCCTCGCTATGGTTTGTTGCAAATTGAATTGCTGAGAAGGTTGTAATATTTTGGCCATTAACCATTCTTTTTTGCATCTATTTTTTCTATCATCTTACCTGCTGCTGCAAAAATAGCAGTTTGGTTATTTTGAGCTGCTCTTTGACGAATAGCTCTTAATCCTTGTCTATCTACTGTCTTAAAATCAGAAGTATATACATAGCCATAATGAGCCTTTGTTTCAGGATCAGCATTTGTATCAACACCTAAGTACCATTGTGCAAACTTATCCCAACCATTTGCCTCTAAATAAGTATTCTCCATATCTGCGGTTGGATGTTCCCAACTTGATGGCTCTTTTACATCACCACTTGCAATTAAAGAATTAGCGTGAGCTATTCCTTTAGGGTTTGTCTTGTTAATAGACTTAATGTCTAAACTGCTTAATAAAGCTTTTAGTAATACATCAAATGACTTAAATTCCATATTTATTATTTTACAGGGGGTAAATTGTAATCTCCTTGTTGTTGAGCATCTCTTGGATTCTGCAACATAGTTAGTTCGTCTATAGGAAGGTAACCAGCAGGAATATAGATAGCGTTCATGACATCATCTTGAACAGTATCGTATCTCATTGCTTGTCTTTTTTCGTTAGGTGTAATCCACCATGATTGAGAAAGGATAGCAGATAACTCTTTCATATCCTCTTGTAAC